ATCAAATACATCACCGTATTGTTCAATTAACTGAGTAGCACGCTTTGGTCCAACTCCGTCAACTCCTGGAACATTATCTCCTTTATCCCCTGTTAAGCACTTGTACGTTAGAAAGTACTCAGGCTCAAAGTCATAATGCTCATCCCAGTTATGCACTGTTGTTTCTTTTCTTGTAACAGTCGAAAAACGACTGATTTTATCATCGACTAGTAAATCCCAGTCTTTATCTGATGATATCAACCAAATTTCATCAACTCCTAATTCTTCTCGTTGTTGTGTAATTAGTGCTGCTATATCATCAGCTTCTGTTCCAGCATATTTTAAAGTCAAATATCCTTTCTTATTTAGAGTATTCATAGTTGTTTGAAACTCTGCAAGAAATTCTAAAAATTCTGCTTCTTCTTCTGCTGTTTGTTCTGCATATCGTTCTTTACGATTTGCTTTATACTCTGGATATATTTCTTTTCGATAGTTACTACCACCATCTCCAAGTACAATAATATGTCCACAGTTATAGGACTTTGCAAGACTTTCTACTGTCCGAACATAATCATGTTCAAAGTCGTTGTTGCCTTGATGTTTCCATCGGAAAGCTAGATTGAGTCCATCAACAATCAATAAGTTCCCATTCGGGATTGGCTTTCCATGGCTCGTAAACTGTATCGCCATTTGTAAATTTTACCTCTTGTGTTTCTAAAAATTGTTCAGCTAAGGTAACATAACACCCTAACCAGTTTATATACATATGTTTTTTGTAAAGTGGCTTTCTTGTCGTTGCCACATACCATTGAGAGTGGTTTTCTTTAAAGAATAGTATGGGCTCTTGTTGCATTTCTTGAGCCTGTTTTACTAGCTTTGACCACCAACCTACAAATTTATTACTCTTTTGAGTAAATATTTTGTGATTGAAGGACATATCTCTATAGAATTTTACTTCAATAGTAAATAAATTATGTTTGTGGGCTACCATCAAATCGCCTTTGATTTTACCACTACCAGAACCAGGCGTCTGTACGAACGCCTCGCCTGTATGTCTATGTAACATTCCTGCTACTTTGATTTCTGCGTCGTTTCCTTTTCGTCTACCATTAACCATTTAGCACCTTCTCGAGTTCTAAGTAACCACCTATAAGCTCGCCATCTACAAATATTTGTGGGAAGGTTCTTGCTTGTGGAAATAACTCTCTTACATCTGCTGGTTGAAACTCTTTGCCCATTGTATTGTAAACAACTTCATGAACTGAATTATGATTCTCTGCCATCATTTTTGCTTTTGAACACGCAGGACAATTTGGTATACTATATATTTCTACTTTCATTAGTCTAACCTCGATATATTATTTTCTTTTATAATTTCAATTTTTTCTAAGAGTGGGTGAGTCCAGCCATGAGAAACCAAATAAGTATTTAGATTTTCTTCTTTTAGCAGGACTTCCACTACTTTTTCTTTTCCTTGTTCATCTAGTGCTTGATTTACTTCATCAAGAAAGAGAACATTAATTTGACTTCTACTTATCGAAGTCATCAGTTTTCTAATGGCGACTAACGTTGCAATATTTACTCTTGCTAGTTCACCTGAAGAAAGTGCAAGTATATCAATAATATTTCCATTATCAGATACTTCCACATTTAGTTTATCGTTTGTTACAACGAAATTTATACTGAATCTACCATCACTAAACTCTGCTAAATACTCATTCGTAAGTATTTCTAGTTCTTTAACAAGGGACTCTATTTTGTATGCGAGGAGTCCGTTTGTTGAGAAAGCTTTTTTAAGTGTTTCAAGTATCGCCAGTTTGTTTTCTGAACTTTCCAGTGCATTCTCGAGTTGAGTAAGTTGCTCTTGAAATTGTCCAGTTTGTTCAAGAATAATCCCAATTCTTGTATTGTGTCTTTCTCTTTGTTCATTTTCTTCTACTACTTTTTGGATTTTATTCCTAGTTTCCAAAATCCTTGAACGAAGGTCAGCAATTTCTCTTTCAAGTTTTTCTTTGTTGATAGCTTTTGAGGGGAGGCTGTTGTCAATAGACCTGTAGAGGTTTTCCCAATCTTCGATATCTTGTTTTGCTTTCCTATGATTTTCATTATTTTCTATTACCTTTGCATATTTTTCTTGTTCTTTTCCAATTATGCTTTCGACATTTTTAACTCTGCTTTCGTGTTCTGTAAGCGACTGCCTAACAAATGTTTGGTCAATAGACTGCTCACATGTAGGACACTCAGCGTCTTTCATTTCTGCCAACTCTTTATATTTGTCTAGCATTTTTTGCTCATGCATAAGCTCACTCTTCCAACCTCCTAAAGCAGTGAGTTGTTGGCTGGCATCTATTTTTTCTGGGTTAGCTTGCAGTAAACGTTTTGCAGAATCAATGTCAATATTTTTTAACTGTTGTTTCAGATTTTCATTCTGATTTATTTTTTTATTCTTTTCGGAGATATTTTCAAATTCTATTTGTAGAGAACGCAAAGATTCCTCGTCTTCTTCCGACTCAAATGGTAAATCCATTTTTGAAAGTATGGAAGTATCTTCGAGAATATTGTCTTCTAACCATTTCTCAATTGTTGCAATTTTGGCGTTGCTTGCTGTAATATCACTAGACGCTAGGCGTACTTCTTCTTTGAATATTTCAAAGTAAGAAACATACTCGTCAAGTTTCAACAAGTCAATTAAGAACTTTTTACGGTTTGTATCTGTTGCAGTTAAGAACTGTAGCGATGCATTAGTATTTTGATAGACTAACTGTGAAAAAGTTTTGAAATCAATTCCAAGAACTTCTCCTAATGTTTTGTAAGTATTAGACGCTGTGTGCGAACTAATATCTTCTCCATTTTTTGTTAGCTTACATTTGAGTGTTGCACGCCGTATAACAGTAATGTTATATACATCACTGTCAACAGTAAACTCGAGACTAATATCATATCCTTTGTTAACATATCTATTTGCTATATCCGCCTTTTTAACATTTTTACTATTTTTATTAAATAGTATTTCTTCTAAAATTAATGGAATAGATGACTTACCTACTCCATTTGTACCCACTAATTGTGTAAGGGTGTCTTTTGATAAATCTATTTCATTACCTTCCCCGTATGAAAAGCAATTATCCCATTTCAACTTCTGAAGAATAATCATTGAAAACTCCTATAATATTTTTAATTTTTTCATCATCAAAGTTAAGTATTTCTTTTAAATACATAACTAACTCGTCAGAAATAGAAAGGTCTGATGTTAAATTTAATGTAGCGTCAATCTCTCTACGAACTACTTTTTTATCAAGTAATTCTGAGTTCTTGACTTTAGCTAAATCTTGTACATCTCCCTCTAGTTCATAGATAGTATGATGAAATTCAGTTTGTATCATTTCATTCGGGTCTTCCACAGTCTTACGAATAAGTTGTGGTAAGTTGAATTTATGCCATGTCCAATCATTCATTTGATTAGGGTTAATTATTAGATAACCCGTTTGGACTTCGCTTCTGTGAAAAGATGTTGTCATTGGACTTCCTGGATACACAATATTTCGTTGAGTATTCTCGTGAGCATGTAAGTCTCCAGCAAATACAACATCAAACTTATCAAATCTATCTAAATCTACTTCTGGTACTACATGAGGTGGTATTTCTCCACGAACATGAGTAAATAAAACATCTGCTTGGATGCTTTCTATTTGTTTCTTTTTATGCAAATCCGCATAGGGAAGAATTGCCCAATTATCCTCGTAGTGTGTTTCTGTTACTACTTCTACTAGAGGATTTATACTATTTGTGGCACGAATTAAATTACTAAAAAATGTATGATTTTTTCTAGTTGCTTCGTGGTTTCCATCATAAATAATTGTTCTTACTTTTTGTTGTTTAACAAAATCAAAGTAAAGAGTAAGTTCATCCATAGAAGGAACTCTATCAAATAAATCTCCGCCTATGATATGTAAGGAAACATTATGTTCGTCAATAGCATCTTGCACTTGTTCAAAAAACATTTGATATCTAGCACAAGCCCATGCTGTGGGGACATTTTTTTGTCCTAATTTAATATGCCAATCTGCTGTAAATAAAATCATTTAATCCACCTAAGTCCATGTAATTGTTTTATGTCTGACCATATAAACCAAGCGTAATCAGTAGAGTCAGTTCCACTGCCTGTAAATGAAGGTCTTTTACTAAGTACGACCAGCCCATCAGGTGTAAATTGTTTCCAAAAATCATGTCTTGCTTGGCTTCCTAAAAAATTAATTCTTAATAACATGATTACTGTTGAAGCACACGCTATGGAGTGCTCAATAAATTCTCTTGCAATACTAAAGGGTGGATTGGTGAGGATTAAATCTACCTCACCATCCCACTCAAAATAATCTTTGCCTTCTTGAATTTCTGTCCAAGAAGTCTTGATTCCTTTGTTTTGTAGAAAAGATACTATTCTGCCATCTCCTTTGCATGGTTCATGCGCAGTCTTAAATTGACTCCAATCAATAGGGAGTTTTTCGTAACACCACTCAGGAGTTGGATAAAAATCGTATGCGTTTCTAGGCAACGAAGTCCTCGCCTGGTTGCCATTCACAACCTGTTAATCCACCAGCTTTAATTGCTTGTAGAGTTCTAAGTACTTCGTTGGCATTTCTGCCTGTATCAAGTGCATTTACACTTACGTGCTGTACAATATCATTTCTATCTATGATATATGTGGCTCTATAGCAAACACCTGCTTCTTCGTTTACTATTCCAAGTTTAGAAGACAGTCCTAAACCGCAATCTGCAGCTAAAGAGTGTTTGATGTTGCCAATGAGTTCATTATCTTGTTTCCAAGCTAATTTACAGAACTCATTGTCGCCACTTATACCGATTACATTAGCTTCATCAACTAATATATCCATACCTGCAATTTCTGTAGGGCAGATAAAAGTGAAATCTTTAGGATAGAAGTAGACTACTGTAAAGTCATGTTTCAATGGTTCATAATGCTCAGTAACTGATACTTGTACAAACTCATTATTTTCATTAACACCCTGCAAAGTAAATGCAGGAAACTTCTCACCTACTCCAATCATGATACGTCAAACTCCTCTGAAATTTCTTCAGAAACAGAGCCTTCTTCGTTATTGATTCTTCTTAGAAGCTCTAACTGTGCATCAGCAGTAGGTCTTGGTAGGACATCGTCCATAGACTTTAGATTTGCAACTAAGTCTTTTTCCCAATCTTCAAGTTCTCTTGGTTTGCACTTAAGAACTTGTAGTTGATACTCAACATTAAACACCTGCGGACCAGTTTTCTTTCTTTTGAAATGAATATCGTAACCAGTCACTGGGTCTGTTGGGTCGCCTAATTCTTCCATCGCTACTATGATTTGGTCGAATAGTTTTCTTTTTAGATTAAGAACTTTTACACTTTTATCAGCGTAGTCAATGCACTGGACGGCATAAGACCATCCACATTTTAAGTCTGGATAAAAGTCGCGAACATGGTCATGTTCTACATTATTGAAAGTTTCTGAGTTTCTATCAAACGCTAAACATTCCATAGGAATATTCTTGTTGTTTTCACCCTTAATCCAATAGACATATCTAGGTAATAAATCACCTACTAGTCTAACATGATGATCCTCACCACTAGAATAGTTGTAAGTATCGATTTTTTCTTTTTGGGCTGAGCCCTTGGTTTTATTAAAATTTATTGCCATTAGTTTTCCTCAATGTCTCCTCGAAACAAAAGTGAATCCGACCATCTTTTATTTCAAGCAGTCTGTTATTTATTAAAATATCTTCTGAAACTGGACATTCCAGAAGGTCTAGTGTGGTGTCTTTACTATTTACATAGTTGTGATAATTGCGAAAGGACGCGACACCTGCATACTCTGCAACTTCTTTATCACTACATGCTCGACCGACTTCAAGTAATTCTTTCGGATTCAGTAAGAACGACTTACCGCCAAATCGATACTGATAAAACTTAAAAGTCTTATCATAATAATTTTTAGGTTGAATCTTGTAAGTTATAATACGAAGGATTTGAATAATGTCATTGACATTTCCTTTGCTTATTTTTACAATCTTATTCCAGTCATATAGTAACATATATTATATCAAATTTTTAAGCGTGTGTCAAGAACTATTTTTCTCAGGTGTAGTACCATCTGAAGTTCCTGGATTAGGAGCATCTTGTTTATTCTCAACCCCAAGTAGTCTTCCTCTTCTTACCTTGTCGAGATGCTCTGGGTCAAGAGTAGCATGAACACCAGCTTGTGCCATTTTTACAATACTACCTTGGTAAACATAACTACCGCAATGCATTAGTTCTACTAATGGTAATGCCCATATATCTACTCCAAAGTTTCTTACAGTTTCTGAAAACATATAATCTTCTGATAAATATCTATTTTGATGATTAATAATACAATCAAAATATGCCATTATTTGTTCACCTCGTTCAAATTCTCCCTCTCTTAAATGGTCAGGAGTGTATAGTCTTTCAGGGTGGTGCTTATCATATTCTTCAAATACAGACCTATGTACAAACATAAATCCTGTTGCACCTTCTTTAATTTTTACTGGCTCAAACACAGGTGCTTGTCCGTTTGGATATGCCTCTGGTAAAGCATTAAATACCATATCTCCTGCAACTTTTTCTAAATCTGTAGGACTATCATCATAGTTTCCAGTTTTGGCTGCGTGTAATACTTTTTCCCAAGCAATAGTTTTCTTTGGATATAATGCACAAAAAACTTGCATTTCAGGATTTTCTGCTAATAAATGCCACATATAGATTAAATCCATTGCATTCCACGCTATATCACTATCTATAAATAGTAAGTAATCGCAGTCACTTTTTAAGAAGTTTGCGACACAATAGTTTCTAGCGCGAGTAATTAGACTTTCATTAAACATATAATAAATTTGTAAATGAAGCCCATGAGTCATACATACAGCTGTAGTATCCATTAAG